TTTGTAGGCTTCAGGGGTGGAAGATTCTTGAGCCAAAGGCAGGTTGCCTTGGTTTCCCCGTGTCCGAACATCCAAGGCTGGATGATCTGGTCAGGCTTGCGAATATGGCTGCTGATGATGCTGATCGGGTTCTCGATGGCAATCCGATAGATGGGTGCGCTCATCAAGGCCCGGACGAAAGCCAACGCCTCGGCTTGTTCCTTCTCTTTGCCTTTGAACCAGCGCGCTCCGCTGACGGCCAAGTGGGTGCAAGGAGGGTGAGCGATCATCAAGTCCCATGCCGCATGGGTTGTCATGAATACTGCATCGCCCTGTAGATGAAACTTGCTCCCATCATCGGCCGGCAACAAGTCACAAGACCAAGCATCATGCCCGCGATCCCGGAAAGCCCGACGCACGACCCCGGAGAATTCACAGGCTATCAGGACGCGCATCGGAAACCACATTCCGGAGCCATTTAGAGCCCCCTAGAGCGATGATCTGGGTGTGCATGTCCTCGGACACCCTGAACATAAACAAGCGGCTTAGACGAGGCTTTTCAGGCTTAGCAGGAGTAGAGTGATTACCACCGTTGCCAGGGTCAGCCAGATCCAGATCACCAAAGACTCGGCCGCATATTCTGCATCGGACTCCCGCGAAGAGTGGGCTTCTACAGTGTTCGCATCCTTCGTGTCTTGGTTCATTGTGGTCCTCTGATAAGACGATGCCCACGATCAGAACTCCCGGGTGTAAAGCACGTTAAAGCCCTTCCCATCCTTGTAGGCTTGGATACCACGGACCCCGAGCACCCCTAGACCACAGCCTAGAGCGTTCATCTTCAGGTCGTTGCGGGAAAACAACCCGTGTTTGTAGCCAGGTTGTCCCTGGTTCCGGTCGTGCAGTTCGTGGAGTACACCGACCCCTAGGCAGGCGCCGAACACGGGTAGGGAGCGTCGAGGGAACATGCTTTGCCCCGCAGCCCCGAGGACAGTGGAGTAGGCTAGATGAGCCTTAGCCCCGCCCCAGTTGTCAGGAGGCATGTTCGGCAACTCTGTATTGACATGCGGCTTCGTGTACCCGTGTTTCTCGGTGTGAGCATCAGCTGAACAAGAGATAGCAGCGACAGCCACGAAAATAGCCGCGTAGCCGATCCAGATACGGCCGGCGAGGGATAGGGACTGAAGTTCAAAGGCGAGCATGGCGTGTCCTTAAAACGGCCAAGGCCCAACACAGGCCAGGCGGGTAGGAAGGTATTGTCTTACGAAGCGTGAAGTACAGGTGCACGGTTTTGGTCATTGCTCATGCTCCAGGGTTGAAGGAATCCATGCGCCACAGCGCCAATACGTTGTGATGCCGAACGGTGTAGGAAACCACAGGCGCCAGCCGCCATCCCATGCCTCGATCACCACATCAGGCACAGCGGCGAGGATCTGTTCGTGGGTCATTCGATTGCCTCGCGCTGGACGTTGTTGGCGATGCGAATTGCCATGTGGTTGATAGCTTTGGCGTGCGGCATATCCTCGACAGCTGGGCAATTCAGTTCGTAGGCGTTGGCCCGATCGATCCGTGATCCGACGATGTTGGCTCCATCGATGACCGCCACGTGAGCCCAATAGGTGCCGTCAGAGCATCTAGACACCTCGACATGGCCGCCTGGGAACTCGATAACGGCCATTGACGGTTCTGGGTTTCGCTTGTCGCCCTTGAATATGACATGCACCGCGTCGGTGCTGTGGACTACTTGTGCGCGTGCCATGGTTATTGCTCCTCTTCCTCTGTTTCTTCCTCTTCCTCTTCGAAGTGAGAAAGCAGCTCCTCCCAGTCAATAGCCTGGATGTCGCAGAAGTCCTTCATGAAATCAGGCAGCGCGTCATAGGCTTCATCGATCATGTAGCGGGCCGACTCCACATCGTCCCGTGACTCTGGGTTGAACCAGACATTGACCAGCCAGGTTTCGCGGTTCGTCCATCCGTTGTATGCCATGTGAATCTCCGTTGAGTGATGGTGCTATTTTCGTCTGTGTCTAGACAAAATCAACTAGGGAAAACACCTAGACCACAGACCAAAACGAGACTAAAATCACGCTATGGTCACCTGTGAGAAGTGCGCCCACCTGAGGCAGGATCTGTGCAGAAACTGGGTGCTTGCTCATTTGCCAGGTGCCAGGATCGGGCCGGAGCTACGGACGATGCCGCAGCGCTGCCCGGCTTACAAACCGAGGGTACAAAGTGAAGAAAAAAGGCAAGGGTAAAGGCAAGGGCTGCTAGGCCATTACGTGCGACAACCGCACTCCAAAGCCCGCATAACGGGCGATGGACTGGGGTTAGAGGATCACGTTGTCAGGATGGCCAGCGTCGGACTTGGTGAGCATCTCGCGCATGTTGCAGTCGTCGATAGCCCGCTGCAAGTAGCCATGCCCATAGCGCCCGACACGAGTGCTGTGCGTCAGGCCAGCCCGGTACAGTTCAAAACCAGTCTTGACACGCAGAACCCAGTAGTTCGGCGTTTCGTGCGGGATTTCAGTCTCGGCGTACATCAGAACCTCCGTTGTTGATGCCTCAATTATAGGCGGGCGAATAGTGATGTCACGCGCTCACGTATGGCGGATTCCCACTCTTCGCGGATTGGCAGAAAATCAAGCCACCCGCGAATCCACTGTGAGCGTGCGCTTGTCCCTTCTTGATGTGGGCACGCATCAACGGCCAACCCGTCTGCGCATGCGTCGAACCCGTCGTGGTAGTTATCGTCCATGGTGACGCCTAGAGTAGTCCACAGCGATGCGTCGAGCATTCCGAAGACCAGAAACGATGCGGTACAGTCGACCATCGATCCAGAGCTGTACCTTACAAGATGGTCCGATCATCTCTACCCTACGCCCCTCAGCAGTGGTGAATTCGCGTTTCATGTGGGTAATTATCGGTTCTGTATAGACACAAAACATAGGTGTAAACCCTAAGACAGCCAAATTTGAACCCTAATAGGGCAAACCACTACGTAAGCCCTTAGGTAATCGTAAGGAACAAAATCAGGGTTGACCCCTATTGACACGCTGCTATAGTCCTCAGCATGAACCTTTGCACCACCACCTAGATAGAAGCAATCACTAACATGGCAATCACAGAGAACCAGAGAAAGATAGTCCTAGCAGAACTTGAGCAAGGGCACAGCCTGCGCAAAGCATGTGAGATGGCAGATATCCCCAACAATGCTAGCGTGCTGCACTTGGTAGAGAGTGACCCAGACGGATTCGGTTTGCACTACGCGCACGCGAGACAGAATGGCTACCGTGTCATAGCTGATCGCATCCGAGACACAGCTGCAGACATGAGCATTCCAGCTGACCACAAACGCATCATGGTCGATACCGACAAGTGGATGCTGTCCAAGATGCTGCCCAAGATATACGGTGACAGGCTGGATCTGAACCACAGTGGTAAGGTCAGCACTGAGCAAACACTCACTCGAGCAGAACTAATGGCAATCGCTGCACAGGGTAAGGCAGTGGGGGGTGTTGTGAAGGACCAGGGGGAGGGGGGTGAGTGAAAGTTGGGGCCCCACTCACAAATCCTGTGTAGTTTTGGTACCATGTTTGAGCCAGAGACAGAGAGGGTCCGTGCCTGCTAGTGGAGGTGCCTTCGCTCGCCACAAAGAAAGCTCTGGAAACTAGCATTATTCGCGTATGGACATCTTCTGCAGGTACTGTGGTAGGTCTCATGGAGTGCCTATGTGCACGGCTGAGACGCTACAGGTAGTGTCTGGTGAGCCAAAACACGGGGTTTTGCCGGTAGTGACACCACATCTAGTGTCTGATAAAGAATCGATCACGTTCGATGAGTGGGTGGCCAAGAGAGAGGCGTTCTTTGGGGTGTTGAAAAAGCCTGAGAAGCCGAAGTTTGATCGGAAAGCGGCCATGGCTCATGCAAGGCAGTTCAGGCGGAAGAAGTCGGAAATACGACTGGACGATCCTAGTAAGGTCGACCAGTGACTCCGGCGCAAGCGGCAGCGAAGCTGCTTGTTCTGGATGGGGCTCGGGAGAGTCTTGAGAAGTGGCTGAAGTACCGTGGGGCGCCGTTTAAGCCTGCCCTGCACCACCAATTGCTCATTTCTGAGCTGGAGAAGGTGGAAAACGGTACGACCAGGAGGTTGATGGTATGTATGCCGCCTGGGAGTGCGAAAAGCACGTATACGTCGGTTGAGTTTCCGGCTTGGTATCTGGGTAGGAACCCGGAAAAGTCGGTGATTGCGGCGTCGCATACCTACGAATTGGCTGAGAGGTTCTCACGACGGGTGAGGAATCTCATTCTAGAGCCGAATTTCCAGGAAGTATTCGAGGTTGGCCTTGCTCCGGATTCCCAGAGTGCCGGGAGATGGGATACGAGCAAGGGGGGGGAGTATTTCGCTGCCGGTGTAGGGGGATCTGTTACTGGGCGGAGAGCGGATCTTGGGCTCATCGATGACCCGGTGAAGTCCAGAGAGGATGCGGATTCGGAGAGGAGCCGGGAAAAGGCTTGGGAATGGTACGTCAATGACTTCCTGACCCGTTTGAAGCCGAATTCTGCCGTTGTACTCGTAATGACGAGGTGGCATGAGGACGACCTTGGGGGGAGGATTCTGGAGCGGGAGGGGGATAAATGGAAGGTTATCTCTCTACCGATGGAAGCTCAGGAAAACGACCCTCTAGGCAGAGAAATTGGGGATCGTCTGTGGCCGGAATGGTATACGGACGACATGATTGAACTCGCAAAACAGGATACTCGGTCCTGGTGGGCGCTATACCAACAAACCCCAACGAGTGACGAAGGTGGGTATTTCAAAAGCGAGTGGCTCCATGATTATGACGAGGCTCCACAAGGGCTGAAGATATATGGAGCATCGGACTACGCGGTTACCGAAGGATCGGGAGATTTCACTGAACATGGAGTATGTGGAGTGGATTCGTCAGGGAATCTATACATACTCGATTGGTGGCGTGGTCAGAAATCAGCCGACAAATGGATCGATAAAAAGGCTGACCTTATATCGAAGCACCAGCCAGCCTGTTGGTTTGGCGAGTCTGGACCTATCCGTAGGTCGGTAGAGCCTTTCATGATGAAGAGGCTCCAGGAACGCGGAGCGTGGTGCAGGATCGAGTGGCTCCCGTCCTTAGCTGACAAAGAGGCTAGAGCCAGAGGTATCCAGGCCCTGATGAGTATGGGCAAGATATATTGGCCGAAATTCGCTCCGTGGAAATCGGATGTTCAGGGCCAGTTACTCAGATTCCCAGCCGGTAAACACGATGACGCGGTGGACGTGATGAGTTTGTTTGGCCGTGGCCTCAAATTCGTGAACGGTACCAAAAAACCCACGATCAAGCGTATTATTGAGCCCGTCAGAAGCTGGATGGCAGGGTAGGTAGATGAGTTTCTTCGGCAGTCCAGGATTTGTCACTTCTCTCGACGGCCGAGGCGGGGATGTCACTACTATAGTGAATCTCTCGGCAGCAGAAATATCTGAAGCGACTTCTGGTACTGCAGGAGTTGTATATGTCGATTCGACGGACTCGGGAAAAAGATATTTCTGGAACTCGACGGCTTCGAGAATGGAGCCGATCGTCACTCAGACGACGTTCACGGACGTTGGTGGGGACTCGATCGCCAACGACGTTACCGGCGCAAAGGATCGGTCAACTCACATAGGACAAGATACCGTGAGAGTCGTCACCATCACCGCGAACTACACTCTCACGACCGCTGATTTATCGGGATTCACCCTGATCCTGGCGAGTTCTACGAGTCCGATCACGATCTTCTGGCCTGCCCAATCAAGTGTGTCGAGCAAGATCGGAACTGAAGTCAAGGTAATGCAATACGGCCCAGGAGCCGTCACCATTGCAGGATCCTCCGGGGTCAACGTCAAATCCGTTGGTGCTCCGACATCGAAGGGGCAAAACTCTTTCCTGACCCTCTACAAGATCCTGAACAACGAAATCGCGGTTCACACCGACATCGTTGCTTCCGGGGGTCCAGTTCTTGTTACTCCACCGACCATTGCAGGAACTGGTATCACCGGTGGGACGATGACTCTCACTGCAGGTACATATAACCCTGACGGAACACATACCAGGCAGTGGAGACGTATCAATATCTCTACTGGTGCGGTAACGAACATCGGAGCTGGAGCGACAACTTATGTCCTAGTGGCCGGAGATGAGGGTAACTACGTTGACTGTGTAGAGACGGTCACTGACACGAATGGGCTTTCTGTTCAAGTTGCATCGAATCGGATCACTCCCGTAGCCGCAGCGAGCAAACCAGTCAACACGGTCATTCCATTTATCACCAACGGATCATCGAGTGTCGTCGGTGGTACTTTGACGATCAATGCAGGAACTTGGACGAACTCTCCGACAGGGTACAAGTTCCAGAGAAAGCTCAACGGTGTCGACTCAGGTAGTGTGACGAACCAGGCCGGCGCTACTCTGGCGTATGTCATCCAGACTGGAGACGCAGGGGGGAACATCTCGTACTCCGTCATTGCGTACAACGGCTCTGGAGATGCGGTAACAGCAGCGGTATCGAATAATTGGGCCATTGCCGGATCTGGAGTGGTCCCAATCTTCACGACGAATCCGCAGATCACGTACTCCGCTACCACCGTAGGTAGCGTGATGACCTGTGGAAACGGCACGACGAATGTCTCCGCAACCATTACGAAGAAATGGGGCTTCTTTGATGCCTCAGGCCCCTACGAGGGGTATCTGATACCTCCGCAAACTGGAGGTACTTACACCACCTTGACGGACGATATTGGGTCTCAGATGTGGTGCGAAGTCACCGCGACTAATGCCTATGGATCTGTCACGGTAAGGGCTTTGGGTCCGACGATCACTGCCGCAACAGCTCCTCCTCCTCCGCCTCCTCCTCCAGTTGGAAACACCGCTGGTGTGAGAGCCGGTGTGACATTGACGAATCGATCGACCCAACTCGTAGCGACCAGCGGGCAAACGATCAGTGGAATCAGGTTCAACGGGGCGATCGCAAATCAGATCCTCATCAATCAAGGTGTGACTGGTGTTTTGATCGAGGACTGCGAATTCACGAACAGTACCGATCCTTCCATCTACACCCAAGGAACAAACGTCACGATCAGGTTCTGCTACTTCCACGACTGCGAACGAGGAATCCTGAACGAGTTCGGGGCAGGACTCACGGTCAGCTACTGCGATTTCTTCGATATCGTCGGCAGCAGCCCGTTCTCCAGCGCAGCTATCGAGAACAACTACTCAAACGGAATTTCCACATTCACGAACAACACGATTCGAGGCGACTACAACGGGGATGCGGTGAGCAACTACTCGTCTAGTCGCATCACGATGACAGACAACACATGGAACTGCAATATCCTTGATCCGTCAGGAGCGGCGTTCACGATCGGAGATTCAACGAATAGTCCACCAGCTCCGATCATTCCTGGTCGAGACTTCTACGTCGCTAGGAACACCATCACCCAAACCGGAGGGGTTCCGGCTGGCGTTTTCGGATCGAGCGGGAACACGATCATCGAATACAACTGCTTCAAGGGCGGTATCCAACTGAGAGACTACCCGCCTCCAGAAGAGGGCGGCCCAGCTCCGTTCATCGGGGTGACCGTTCGGAAGAACGTCATCAACATCGGCAACTCGTACACTCCTCAAGTCGCTCTAGGCAATGTGGCCGAATGGGAGACGAACGTCGATAGTACGGATTGCTCACTCATGCCGGCGTAAATCATGGACTATCTACAAGAGGCGAAAGACAACTACAAAGACGCCCGTGAAGCCGTTCGGGAGCAGTATGAACGCATCCGCGAAGATTTTCGATTCTCGAATCCATCTGATCCTCAACAGTGGGATAGCGTCGCCACCAAAGCAAGAGAAGGCCGTCCTACCCATACTCTTGACCGGACAAACCAGTTCGTCCAGCACGTTGTCAACAAACAAAGAGAAGCCAAGACCTCGGCAGATATCCTGCCTGCTGATTCCAAAGCGGACGTAGAAGTAGCGAAAAAGATCAAAGGGATCATTCGCCACATCGAGTACGTCTCCAAAGCAGATATCGCTTGGGATACCGCATCAGATCACCAAGCTAGAGGCGGTCTAGGTTGGGTCCGCGTTGTACCCAGGATCGTGAACCCAGAGACGAATGAGC